CTTGCGGATGCAACTGCAAACATAGGTTATCAAGGCTTTGTTGTAGGTTCAGGAATCTTGAACACACCTTCAGCCACCGTTTTTGGTGTTACAGCTGCGGATGTGTGGGCTTGGACTGCATGGAGATCTGATCAATAATGACGTTTACTCCTGATAGGTCGACGATCACAAATGTAACGCAAGCATGCCCGGCGGTAGTAACAACTTCGCCGGCGCATGAAATGATCACTGGAATGGTGGCAAGGCTTGTTATTCCATTAAATTATGGTATGACAACGCTTAATGGCCAAGCCGTTCATGTAAAGGTATTAACACCTACATCATTTAGCTGTTATGTTTCGCTTGTACCTACAGAAGTACCCGTAAATTCTATTGATTACCCGGCGTTTGTCACACCGACTTCGCCGGGTTTAGTTGCTTCTTGTCTTCCAATTGGAGAAGGTGCAACCCCCGTTAATGATGTGGCTTGGCAAACCAAAAATGGATTTTGCGAAAGCCCAGTAGATAAACCTTTTTTAAATGACTCAACCGTCAATATACCTTTTTAAGGAGAAACAATGGCCAAAGGAATGATTACACCAACGGAAGTTAGACACGATCCATTGATCCATAAAAGGATTAATAAAACACCTGTAAATTCTGATTCGGTTTATGGGATGACTGCAGAAAAAGACCACAAAGTAAAAGGTCAGTTTGTGAATGTCGAATATCCAGGATTATCACAGAAAGTTTCTTGCAAACTCTATCCGGGAATGCCTTATTTTTGTGAGACACTCAAAGATGGAGAAACGACAATTATTCCTTATTCAGTCGCAAAATTCATCAATGAAGATCTGGGCTATGATCAACATAGTTATTTGACTGACGACAAAGGAAACCCGATTAAGACAGGTAAAAAGATACCTCGTGGAAAATTTATCATTGAAGAGCATTTAAAGTAGGTTTTTATGGTTTGGGATCTTTCAAGGTTGCGCTATACAGTCCGAAAGCTTACTGGTAAGTTTGATGTTAATCAGTTACCTGATACATCTCCTGGACCTGGACAAGTTACGGTTCAAAATCCTCCAGCCGTTGATGACTACATCAATGATTATTATCTTTATGATATGCCAGAAGATTTAAGAACCCTAAAGCTTAGAGACTTTTACACATTTAGCACAATCCCCAACGTTGGAACCTATGCTCTTCCTGAGAGTATTTATGAAATTTATGACCCTATCTATATCGATAACTATCAGTTTAAATGGTATCAATATCCATCAGAATTTTATCAAGTTTGGCCTGAACTTAACTTTATAGATAGGAACTTATTTACACCTGATGGTGTAACTAAAAACTTTTCATTCAATCTCTCACAAACTCCTGTTCAACAAGGAACTGTCGTTATTGGATTAAGTCCTAATTTATCAACGCCATCTACTGCTTTAGAGACTTTTAAAGACTCTGATCAACCCATCCCTTTAGATATTCCTATTCAACAAGTATTTGTAAATCCAGGAACTTTAACAGGTAATTTCGGGAGTACTGGAACCATAAATTATCTTACAGGGCAAGTCAATATCACATTTCTTAATGCTCCCCCTGCTGGTACAATTTCAAGTTGTCATTACCATCCGTATGTAGCTTCTAGACCTCGAGACATTCTTTATTGGCAAGATCAATTATTTATCAGGCCTATTCCAAATGATACTTATTCAGTAAAAGTTATGGCTTATATGATGCCAACAGTTGTTCTTTCAGCAGCGAGTAATTCGCCTGTTTATCCATCAGAAACCGTCCTTCCTGGAACTGGAAATTATACGACACCTGTTTATAATACTGTAACAGTGAATGGATTTACAGGAACTCCCGCATCTAGATTGACCGATCTGCCACTTTATAATGAATTCTGGCAGGTTATTGCATACGGTTCAGCAATCAAAATCCTGACAGAAGAAGGGGATTGGACAGAAGTTGCAGCGCTCCAACAAGTCTATGAAAGACAGAAGATGTTAGCGCAAAGACGAACGCTTAGACAATTAGCCCATCAGAGAATTCCAACAGTTTATAGCTCTCTTGGTAATGGCGCAAGAAGCGACACGTTTCCTATCTACCCCATGTATTAAGGACTTATGAAAAAACAAAAAAATCTTATAACTTATATTGCAAATCCATATCAGATTCCAAAAGATAATCCCAAAAAGGGTACATCTTTAACAAAACCTGGTAGAATTTGGAAAAATGATTTACTTAAATTTGATATGACTTCTCAAAGGGGATACAAATGAGCCAGTTTAAAGCAATTCCTCAACCAACAGACCAACGTAATGTATCGCAAAACGATATCTTAACAAACTTTCAGTATTTATCTACACCTTTAAATCCAACCGGAGGTGTTCCGAATGGAATTTTACCAGTAGATCATTTTGCTACTGGCGATAATGTAGCTAATCCAACAGATGGATTTCATAAACAAGTATCCTTTCAAGATAGGGCAACTCCCGCAAGTTTAGCCAATGCTATTAATAGTCAGAACTCGAGTGGAATTGAGTATTCAAAAACGGATGGAGCTGGTTTTAGTCAGCTTAGATATTATAATGGAAATATTGATCAGCCTATTAGTTATTTAAAAGCAGCAGTTAATTTTTCAGGAGGCGGTACTATTTTAGGAAATTCTTTTAATGTTGCTTCAATAACTGTATCACCACCTGGCGATTATACAATAAACTTTACAACCGCTTTATCAGGTACGGCTTATATTGTTATGGGAAATGTAGAAAGCACAAGCAATCCACCAACACCTCGAGTTATTACTACATATACTAAATTAGCAGCAAGCGTTAGAGTTTTAGTGTCTAATGCTACAACCGGTGCATTAAGTTCGCCCCCTTCTTTATCAGTTATGGTTATAGGATTCTTTTAATGACGTATACACCAAATGCAATAATGCCCTATAAATCCGGGCTTTCCAAATACTATAAGCCATTCCTTATCGGAAATGATGCATTTGTAGAATTGGATAATTGCTATACCCGTCAAGGAGTTGTAAAAAAGAGAGAAGGAAGCTCAGTATTTGGGCGTTTGCCTGTTTGGAATACTGTTACAGCAATAACGAATGCTAGTCCTCCAATTGTTACCACAACTACAGCGCATGGATTAGTAACTGGTGATATGGTTTATTTTGAAAACATTTTAACGACAAATGGAACCATTACAGCATTAACAATAGATCCTGTAACTAAGCATCCAATCATAACGACTGCTGGCGCACATGGTATGCTTATTAATCAAACTGTACTTTTGTCAGGAGTAACAGGTATCACTCAATTAAATGGGAGTTCTTTTAACTCTCAAATATTTTATATTTCATCAGTGCCAGCCGCAAACCAAATGGTGCTTAATGTACAGGTAACAGGGGCTTGGGGAGGAGGAGGTGTAATCTATCTTGGAGCAATCACAAACACAGCTTTTCAAATAACTTTTGTAGCTGCCAATCAGTTTAGTTTGCAGGTTCTTAATAGCGCGCCTCCAGTAAATATGACCGCTTCTGGAACGGCAATTGCAGGAAATATTTATTTACCTATTGTCGGGACAAGACAATATATTGAATCAGCACTTTTAGGTATCGAGCAACTTATTGTATTTACTCCTAAGCAAGCATGGCAATTTATTCCCGCCACCCAGACATTTCAAAATATCAGTTTTAATCAAACACCTGTTGCTATCACTTGGGCTGGAACAAAAGATAATTTCTTTTATACCTCTAATTATTTTGGTGTGATGTGGGCTACCAACAATATTGCGGTAAACGGAGCTGTGGTAGATGCGGCTACACAATCGGTCGGAATTAAATATTATAATGGAACTTTGATTTCTGGCTGGACTGACTTCCAACCTACTTTAACAGCTACCGCGCCAACGTATTTAAATTCTGCTTTAATTATTCTTCCTTACAAAGGCTTCTTAGTCACTTTAAACACGACGGAAGGGGCAATTAATAATGCCGGTAATGTTAATTTTTATAATAGAGCACGTTGGAGCCAATTAGGGACTCCTTTCTATCGAAATGTTAA